AATTAGGGTATGGCCTAGCTGGCGGGACACGCCATCCATCTATTTCTAGTGTGTTTAATAAATCTGTGACAACATCGCAGTCCCAATATCGGCTATACTGATCAGAAGTTATTGCCTTGCACATATTACCCTGGTCTGTTTCTTCAATAAGCAGGTTCCTGCTTTTATCAGGATATTTTGGCAGACCAGTATTAAGACATTCAGCTGCAAGCTCAGCAGGCAGGGTCCGCAGGTACCCAGCAGGAGCGCCTATCCCTTGTGCTAGCTGGCCTAGGGTGTAATTATTTAGAATTGCTGCGCCCCTATCATTAGCAAGCGCCAGGTTATCGCCAGCTGTCATAACGCGCATGCTAGGAATAGGCAGCGCTCCTGTTTCGCTGCTGCGCTCTTTTCGTGCCTGCAGATTAACCTGCATATCGGCTAAACTTCTGAAGCGCTCTTCTGCTGGTCTGCTAGACCATTGCGCAGCTGCTGTCATTATATGCTGCTTTGTTGTTGCGCCATTGCTTGGCGCAGGTGAGATAGATACCATTATTGATATCTCCTATAGTAAAGGATTAAAGGGTTGATAAAAGGAATATCCAATTATCAATACCTAATATAGATCCGATCCTATCCTATATCAAGCGCTATTATGCAATTCTATATATTTTCTTTGCGCTCTCCATTGACAACATACTGCCCATTCATTAGCTTAATAAATCGCTATTAAACCAGCTTAATAAATCGCCATTAAGCCAGCTTAATCAGGCGCGATTAAACTGGCGAAAAAACGCCCCACCGCGCCGCTGGCGTACTAGTAAAATTGAGTTGATTAGAGCGTCAATTTCAAATTTGAGTTGATTACAACTTCAATTTCAAATTTGAGTTGATTAAGCGTGGGATTCCAAAAAAGAGAATCACACGCTTTTTAAAAGGAAACTGAGTTGATTAAGGGTTTAATTTCAAAAATAAAAAAGCCCCTGGCAACCGAAGCTGCTCAGGGGCACCCTTTAATCTTTACACTCCAATACTACGCTTCTTCGGGTTCCTGGTCAACCTTTAATTCCAATACATCCGAAATATCGCAGTCCAGCGCAGAGATCAGGCGCTCAATCGTATCTCGCGTAAAGTTCGTCTTGTTGTTAAATAGGGATGAGATGTTCGTGGGTTCAGTATCCATGCGACTGCCTAAATCCTTGATCGACGCAATCCCTTTTTCATCCATGATTTCCAGAATTTGGAACTTCCTTAGCCGTATCATATTTCCACCTCTTAGTTTCCGCTTGCGCTAATTGCACAAGATCCTTACACTGGCTTTAATACACGTTGATATTGTAGAATATACGATACATCGCATGGCAGAGCAAATAACTCTTACAAAGGAGCAGCACGTTGAAGCACACACCCCCCTGTAATATGTCATCCCTATCCTGCGTGCAGTGGTTTGTCGTAGTCATAGCAACAGCCTACCTCTGTGCGCGTATCGTGCCTGCCCTGTGGTCGAGGTGAGGCATGGCACCAGAGCATATCACCCCCCAGCTATTAGCCGCACTGGCCGAACCCTTTGCCTCGGATGCCATCCATTGGCGCGTAGGTTCAACAACCTCGGATAACAAGCGAGGCATGGCCTTGGCCTATGTCGATGCGCGTGACGTTATGAACAGGCTGGATCAGGTCTGTGGTGGCGCATGGCAGGACCACTACCAGGAGGTCTGTGGTCGCGTAGTCTGCTGTATCAGCATCCACAACCAAACCCGATCAGATGGTGCTGGCGATACCCAGGTCGAAGCGGAGAAGGGTGGGCTGAGTGATGCCTTTAAACGTGCAGCAGTGAAGTGGGGCATCGCACGCTACCTGTATCAGCTGCCCAACGAGTGGGTGCAGCTGGATGCCAAACGAAAGATCATGCAGCCCCCTACCCTGCCGCATTGGGCGCTGCCATCGGGAGTGGTGTCGGAGCAGGACATCGATTTCGAGGCTACTGAGAAGCAGGCCCAGGAAGATATAAGCCAGGGGCACCGTGACCTCATAAACTCCATCAAGGACACAGAGTCGCTTCTCGTATCCAACGACCTGATAAGCATTGAAACGCGAGACTTGGCCCGACAAAAATACCTCTCGGTTACGGAACTCCTAAGCGCCAGCGAAGAGAAATTGATGGTCTATTACGATGAGTTGGTGCGCTTCCTGGGAGACAAGAAATGAACGAACGAGGACGATGGCTAAGCAGCATACCCCCTGAGATCACGCAGCTGATGAGTGAACCCTACCCCTCTTGGGATTGGCAGGTGCGCGACATTGACGATGAAGAATGGTTCGTTGCGCGGCTTATTGACAACAATAAGTGCCAGCGCATCGTAGCAGGGCGCGTTGCGGCAGTCGTAGAGGAACCACCCCCCGAATGAAGGACCTTCACTCCCCAGTACGACCCACTCCAACCCACCATCCATAGGGGATAGTTAGATGATCAGTATTAATTTTGTTGCATTGCTCGGAGAGATCAAAGATGAAGTCGTACATCGGGAGACAGAGAAGTCGCAGGTAGCAAACTTTACCCTGGTGACCAAGCAGAAGGCGCACCCGAACGCTAAAATCGATTGGATCACCACCTGGCATAACATCACCGCATGGGGACCAATGGCTAGTGTGGTCCAGCACAGCAAGGAGGGGGATGTCGTGCAGGTAGATGGGGCCATTGAGACTGACTCCTGGACAGATAAGACCACGGGGCTTAAACGGTACAAAACGGTGATCAAGGCGAATAACGTGACCCTGATGGACGAAGTGGTCACCGAACCCAAGTCGCGTGCCGCAGAGGTGCAGGAGGAATTAGATGCCCCCTTCTAATATCCCCTCCCCAGGCCGCAGGTCACGCAACAAGGGTGCCCGTGTAGAGCGTGAGATCGTAGCGCTGCACCAAGCGATGGGCGTAGAGGCTGAGCGTGTGCCCCTGTCAGGGGCTGCTGGCGGCAGCTACACAGGCGATGTGATTGTGGACAAGCGCTTCCGTGCGGAAGTCAAAGCACGCAAAAATGGGGCAGGCTTTGCCCTGATCGAACGCTGGCTGGAAGGCAACGATATGCTCATCGTTAAATCAGATCGTAAAGAGCCACTCGTAGTGCTGCCCTGGAACGTCTACGGCCAGTTGATCACGGGAGAGTAGGATGAAATCTCAGGATCATATCACCTTGGCCTGGAGTGAGGTTCGAAACCTTCGCCTTGTGCTGGAGATTGCAAAGGAGAAGATCCTTGAATACCAAGAGGGAAAAGAAGAGATTGACAAGTCCTTGGTAGACGCATTGTACTGGATCGAAAGTGGATTGTCCAGACCCACAAAATCAGTTGTGCAGTAATATCTAATTTTCACTAAAAAATATGAGGGGCACTGCACAACTATGCACGCACCCGAAGACTTCGATGTAGAGCAGGCGCTGCTGTCTGCTTGTATGCAGCGCAGCGCCGCCATCAGTGACTGCATAGACAAGGGTATAGAGGTCGAAACCTTCTGGACGCCTACCAACCAGAAAATATGGCTGGGTCTGCAGGATGCGATGGTTGCAGCCCCTGCGGGTACAGATGCCATGGACCCTATGCAGCTGCTGCGCTTCGTTCGCCCCAGGGCACCTGAGATCAATCTGATAGACCTGACCAAGCTGTTCACTCTGATGGGCACCTCTCACAATGTAGCGTGGCACGCGCAGACCCTGCTGGACCTGCAGCAGCGGCGTAGGCTGGTCGAGATGGGTAAATCCATGTCACATCGTGCGGTGGACATGAGCGACGATCCTGACGATCTGATCTTTGATCTGGAAGAGCAGCTGCTGCGTAACGCACGGTCAGGCGATGCTGGATTGGTGTCCATAAGCCAGGCGTTAGCTCACACAGAGCATTGGGCACGCCAGAACAGCGGCGTGGGCCTGCTCGGTATCAGCACTGGGTTCAACCAATTAGATTCGATCAGCAATGGCCTGCAGCCAGGGCAGGTCGTTATACTCGCCGCACGCCCCTCGAAAGGCAAGAGTGCTTTAGCCTGGCAGATCGCCTCTCATATAGCACACAATGGACCCGTAGCGTATTTCAGCCTGGAGATGGACGCACGCAGTTTAGTGCTGCGTGCCCTGTGCCAGCAGACTGCGATACCCATCCCCGATCTGGCACGGCACCGAATCCCACCCGAAGCACAGGACTCTTACGATGCGGCAGCGGCGAATCTGCGCACGCAGCAGCTGCACGTAGATGAACGGGGCAGCGTGACGATGCACGCCCTGAAGAGCCGCTGCAAGCGACTGCACCGCATTGAGCCGCTCAGCCTCATTGTGGTGGACTACCTACAGCTGATGACCGCTAAATCGGCTGTTAATAGGGAACAGGAAGTATCGCAGATCAGTCGCTCCTTGAAAGCACTGGCAATGGACCTCGGCGTGCCCATCCTGGCTGTCGCTCAGCTGAACCGATCCATTGAGATGCGACAGGGTGAGCAGTCGCGCCCCACCCTTTCAGACCTCAGAGACTCAGGACAGATCGAACAGGATGCGGACATCGTTGCGATGGTGTGGTGGGCCTGGGAGCATTGCTCGGATCTGGCTGATGGCGAGTGTGAGTTGATCGTAAAGAAGAACCGCAATGGACCGCTTGGCACAATGGTCATGGATTGGAAACCCGATATGGTGAAATTCTGTGAACGCACTTGAGCCTATTTTGCCAGCAAAAGAGCAGCGAGAACTGGTCAGACGCTGGCAGGATGAGCAGGACCAGCAGGCACGCGACCAGCTGGTGCGGATGACAATGGCGCTTGTCATAAAAATGGTAAGCGAACGCGATGTGGTGCTGAAAGAGTTCGATGATGCGTATCAAAATGCAGCGCTCAACCTGATGACTGCGATTGATAAGTTCGACCTGGACACGCCTTGGAATTTCACCACGTATGCACGCCACTGGATACTGAAATCCTTTGGTGACACGATCTCAGAAACCCATGCGATACCTGCCCATGTCGCACTGCGAACCAAGAAAATACGACAAGTAGAGGCCAATGCGCAGAGGGAGGGTGCCTCGCCCCTGCGTGCCGCGCAGGCCGCATATGACGCGCAGACAAAAGATGAAAAGTTCAGACTACGGCATCAGTGCAACATTGACCAGATAGACGAAAGGCTGCTTGGGATTGAGCCGCAGGAGAAAATAGATGTACGCAAGATGCTGGCGAGTATTAAAGACAAGCGTCAGGCCACGGTCATACGGTTCAACTTTGGATTTATTGGAGCCAGACCGTGGAAACTGGCCTATATCGCCAGGGTGATGGGGTTGACCAGGGAGAGGGTGCGGCAGCTGCGTGAGTCAGGACTAAACGAGATAAGGCGTAGTGTGTCGAGATAGTGGCAGTGGGGAGACTGCGCTATTACGCTACGCCTGGGGTGGGCGGTATTGGGGAGTACTGTCCACCCCACCTGATTAAATACGAGGCACAATGATTAGTATAAAACTAAGCCAGGACCAGCTGAGGGGTGCGCTCTACCATGCGCAGCTGAACTGTGGTCAGGGCATCGGGGGCATGAAATCTCAGATCCATGCGTCACCTCAACGCCGACAACGCATGGGGGTGGACCAGGCTACTGGACAGGTAGCGATGTGTGCGGTCAGCACCTACCTGCACGGGGATGCGTCCAGGTACTTTACGACACGGTTCTTTCGGAACCTGAACCCCGACATCTCGGATGGCGGGTATGACTTAGGATGTGCCAATATCGATGTGAAGGGCAGTTTCATGCGGTATTCGAAAGACCCTGCCAACTACAACTTGCTGATGCGCCCCGAAGAAGTGCAGGACGATTGGGTCTACATCCATTGCCTGATCCATCACGCGAATGAAGATCCCAAAACGTGGGTTGATACACCTCCCACAATCTACATCACAGGCTGGGCTGCATCTGCTGACCTGCCTGATACCCCTGTTGCAGAGGGTCATTTAAAAGGTGCGTTAAAAATCCCTGTCCCGAACCTGAAACCTCTCCCACCCATCCGATACGATTGGTTCCATCATGGATTTGCGAGAGAGGATCGTTGAACACTTGGCCGAACACACCAAAGAGAATCAGGTGCTGTTTTTCGAACCCCCCGAATTAGATGAGGCGCTTATTGGCATTGCCCTGCGCATCGGGCTGTCGGTGCCAGCTTACGATTACGACAAGCTGATCGATGTATTCCAGCGCATCAACAACTGGTCATACGAGGATGCCATCGAATGGATGGAAGTGAACACAATGGGCAGCTATGTGGGACCCGACACGCCAGTGATTGTGTGGAAACCACGTTAGCGAATCTGCACCTGCAGCATCTATGGCAGCGCATCGGGCGAGATGGGACTACCTACATTGTGGCCCGATACCCCACCATCGAAGTGGGCGAAGACCGCTGGAGCTGTACATGCAAAGGGTATCGATACCGATCCAGGGCGCGGTTGAACTACCGCTGCAAGCACATAAAGGAGATCAGAGCATGGCTAATAGAAAAGGTGTAAAGAAGATGTGTCGCTTGGCGAAGCAAAAGGGTTTCAGCAAAAGCAATAGGGTGAAGGTCGATCCGCTGGAGGGCAAGCGGATCAGTGAGGACCTGGATCTGTGTATCAAAAATGCCAGGCTGGTAGGCCAGTACCTGAAGGAAGGCGTGACGATCTACTCCTTCGGCAAAGGCAAGGCGATTACCTATTTCTTTCGCCTGGAGAATGATCCCCGTGAAACCTGCGAATACTTCAAGAAAGAAGTCGATTTCGGTTTTTAAAGCACAGGGCAGGCGCTATGCCCACCCTGTGCTGGTTGCAAATCTGCCCCCCCCTGGAAACAGAAATGCTATGCCTTTGCGTCTACGTAGGCTTGCCCCAGTACGTAGGCTGCAGCCACCATTGCCATCGGCCAGGTAAGCTCTACTACGCCTGTGACCGCTGCGGCAGCTGCGACTGCGGTTACGCCCAATTTGCGTGACGCGAGACTCTTGATAAACTCCATGCTATTCCTCCGAATTAGTGTCTAGTACTGCGATGGTGTCATCCTCATCGTCAGAGCTATCGGTTGATAACTCCTCCAGGACCATCAGTGCGCCCTGTTGCCGTTGCGCCAATGCGGTGAGTTCCTGCATTGTCGCTTGTGCCTGCTGTATGCGCGATAACGTGTCCTGTTGATTCTTGCGCAGGGACGCAATCTTCGATTCTACTGTGCCCACCACCATGTTCACTCCTTATCAAAGTGGGAGTCTGTCTAAGGGACGTTCGATCACCACTCATTTGGCGCGTCTGTTGCGCCCACGTTTCGCTGCCGTGTTTGATTGATGCAGCATCGTGAGCATTACAATCCCGATCCCGCAAAGTGAGACAATCGTCAACAGCACAATGAACCCTATCTCGCAATGCGACACTACCGCAATGGGCGCACCGCCCATGCCAAAAGTATGCCTAACATTACCTGCATCGTTGAGTAGACGATTTCATGGTTGAAGAAGTCTTCGTAGTGACCCCAGCCGCCAGGCACGGTCTTCACGAACTCGTAGACGATAACCATGACCGTGCCAGCCGCTGCCGCATACTTCGCAGATGAGGTGTTTTCATCTTTTATTTTCTGTGTCTTGGTAAGCGTCACGGTCAACTCGCGCTTCGCTTTTTCAAGCTCTGCTTTTGTGCCCCGCGCTTCACCTGTGCGGGTACGCAATACTTCGTTGGTCGCGCCCTTCATGCGCCGACACTCGTCAAGCTCCTCCCACAACTCCAGGTAGTGGCTACGCAACTCGGCAAACGACCCAACTTTATGCGGATCTCGCGGAGGTCGTGGTGCCATTGCTCACTCTTCCGGTAGTTTCAGGCTGTCCAGTGGGCGCTCGATTCTAAGCGATGCAAGCTCTGAATTGGGCACGGTCAGCAATGTGCCCCCTCTGATCTGACCCTTCTCCACCTCGTACAGGTAAAACGAGGTGGAAAATAGTGTAGTTTTAGTGATCCGCGCAGGTCTTCTGGTACCATTGGTATGGACCCAGCATACCATGTCCTCGTTGTAGTCGCTCCCCAGGAACATCGCAATGCCAGCCAGCGCATTCGTTACGCTGTCTCGGACAAACAGTAGAGCGAATGCTATTACAAAATACCAGACATATTGTTCGACCAGCACCGCCAACCCTGACTGCTGCCCAAAGGCGCGTAAAGCCTCCTCGGCGGCCTCAGTCTCCATCTTTACCTAATCATCCACAATTCAACCGCATCAGAAATGTCCTTCATCTTGATCCACGTTGGGCGTGTTGGCTCATCGGCCTTGACCTGCACCTGTCCCAACAGCCCGATCAGATTCCACTCCGCACGATCTTCGCGGGGGGTATAATTCGTCTCATCATCGACCTCGACAGAATATTCGGGGTTGAATTTCCTCACACTTTGCAGTGACGATACAGCACCTTCTGGCGGGGTCCAATCATCAGCTTGGCCGCGTTCGTATACCGCAGTATTTTCTTCTTCAACTCCGATTATTGCTTCAGTCTTTACATCACCAAGGGATTTCCCATCGGGCAATTCATCACCCTCTGCGTACAAAACTTCATCTTGTGCTTCGACAGCTACAGTTGTAACCCACCCCCACACCGTAACATCCTCGCGGATATACACGCCCCAGTCATCGGTCAGATATTTATTGTGCCAATGGTTCCACGCGGTATTGCCTTTGACCGTTGACCCCTTGCTGTCTCCTTGGGGCCGCACAACACCAATAATATCGTCAGCACTGTCAGAGGAGTCGTTATATACTCGCACTTTACCACCATCTAACACTATTGATTTACCGACTTCTAACGCACTCCCATCCGTTGATTCAAAATACTCTGCATAGTCAGACGCGGGAGAACCCCACGACCCATCCGCGTATGCGTTGCCGTCACCCCGCAAATTAAACTGTAGATCGCCAGTGTTGTCCGAACGACAGCCAAGAAAGGACCAGCCAGAACCTGCCTCTATGGTTGCATCCATGAAAAGCATGTAGGTATTATAACTCGCGTGACTGGCAGTAAAAGTACCAATATGAGTACTCTGCCCCGTTGTGTTAATAGCGCATGTGCTACTCGCAGACTCTACATGCAACACCCTGTTGGATGAGGCGGTAAGGTCTGTTCCGATGGCCACGTAGCCATTACTGGTGATCCGCATACGCTCTACTGCCGCCGCACCATTAGCACGGGTGTAAAACGCCATGTACCCTGCATAATTGCCGTTAGTATTATTATCCGCTAATCCTGCGATGCCTGTCCAGTGGGTAATATTTGATGAACTATCATACTCACCGCCGAATGCCAAAACGCCGCCTGAGTTTTGCTTACCACTGTATGAATTGCTACCAGAACAAAAAATGGTAGAGTCACCGATACCACTTGTTAGGGCAGTGTATACACCTCGGGTCATCAGTCTGCCTGTAATGGCGGATAGCGTACCCACGCCAATGCCGACATTCGTAGTCCCTGTCGGGATCCTCATCACCGTCCCATCCGCATCGTTCTTGATTGTCACATCGCTGGTCGATCCCTGCCCCGTGAGGATCAGCCCCTCGGCAGAGGTGTAACCCATCGCCGCATCATCGCTAGTGGCAGTATCGCCAGTAGCGTTGAGTGTCAATCCTGTAATATCAGATGAAAACGTAGCAGCCTGTGGAAATGTTACTCCACCGCCATCTGCGATAGTCATCGCATTATCACCATCGGTGTAGCCTATGTTTGCAGTTTGAACCTCGCCACCAACCTTCAGGTCACCCGATACATCTACTCGCGTAGAAGCATTGAGGTCAATGATCACTTCACCATCTATACGTAGCGTTCCATCTCCTGACTGCTGTATAAACGATGCGGTATCACCAAAAGTCAGTTTGTTAGTGCTGTTGAGCGTTAATCCAGTACCATCCGTATGCGTAAGTGTAGTGTCTAAATCTGCCCCAAACTCCAGCAAAGCAGAGTCAGATTTCAACTGAACATCATTTACAAATATCGCATTGCCTTCATCACTGCCATCCAGTGTGAGTGCCGTAACGGCTGATCCACCATCGTCCACTTTAATAATCACATCCGCATCATTGGCCTGGGCATCTATCGTGATGTTTCCGGTCGTTGTAGCTACGCTAACGGCTGCATCACCAATGGTTATGTCATCGGCTGCAACTGAACCCCCAATCGCACTGCCTGCCACGGTGAACGACTTTCCACTGGCGAGGTCGATGCCCCCATCGTCGATGGTAGCTATCTCCGCTTCATCGACATAGAAACTCATCTTACCGTGATCCGCAGTCCCGCTGGCTGTCTTGGTGGTGATGCGAAGCTCTTCCAAGGTCTTGTTGCTGCCACCATTAAGCGCCTGTATCACCAGTGCTTCTGTGGCACTGGTGCCCAGGCTTAGTGATACATCCGCATTGTTATTGTCATCGAACAGGGTCAGATCACCCCCTGTCAGATTGATCGCATTGGTCCCAGCAGTTATCGCCAGTGCTTGCCCTGTATCTCCGACACTATCCGCATAAACATTAGCCCATCTGACGCTTGTTGTGCCCAGGTCATCAGTTGAGTCTGTATCGCTAACAATGTCTGATCCGCTCTGAATGCCCCCTGTATGAACGCTCTGGGCTGTAAAAGTGCCTACGCCTGTTACGCCTAACGTCCCACCTACCGAAGCATTACCCGATACCTCCAGTACGCCATTTACATCCAGGGTGGTAGTGGTGATGTCCACTTCGGTTGCCGCTGCTATGCCCAGGGTGCCATCTGACACGGAGTAGATATACTCCCCTCCCATGTCCCGAAAGGCGAGCTTCATGCCTGCATTTATAAATATCCCATCGTCAGGGTCGTGGGTAAGGGTTACGTCCTGGTCCTCGCCAAAGGCCAGTACTGCTGAATCGCCCAGGTAAAGGTCTGACCAGGTGACACTGGTCGATCCCAGGGCATCTGTGTTCGTGGTATCACTGAGGACAGGCCCACCTGTCACAATCCCTGTCGTGGGGGCTGTCGCGTTGTTGGTGCTAAGCCCACCACGGACCCTCACATCGTCTGTGCCATCCTGTATGTCCACTACCACCGCATTGGTGCCACTGCCATCGCTATTGGTTGTAGATAGCTCTAAGGCTGTGCTGGAAGCACTGTAGCGCAGCAGGTAATCGCCATCGGTGGCAGACCCCATCGTCAGGTAGATATTATCGATAAAGGCCAGCTTACTGCTGGTGGACATGGTATGCGTGCCTGTCCAGGTCCAGGCGGCACTGGTGGAGACATTGTCAGAGTTCAGTCCACCACTGTTCGTATTGGTAATGATGTTGTTGAACTCTGCGTTTAGATCGCTGCTGGTCAGTGTTTCGTTACTGGACCAGGTTTTAACTCTGCTATACGTGGACATTTATCGCGCCCCTTTGCCTAACCTACTGAGCATGGTTGGTTTGTCATCTTCTTCTGTGGCAAGGATCGATTCGGCATCGATCCCTGCTTCGTTTTTAATGCGTTCCAGTGTAACAGCCAAGGGCAGATTCTCACGCAATATTTTACTGGCTCTTGGGTTTACGTTGATACGTTTTATCAAGTTGGTCGCTTTGGGAATGGAAGGCAGGCTGGGCAGATCGTAGAAGGTCATTAGAGCCTCACTGAACAATCGGGGGCTGTACAAAAACTGCTGTGCTGCCTGACTTGCCATGCCGCCTACAATCGCACCTACGCCTGCAGCCCAGGGATCACCTCCACTGAAACCCATGCCTGTCATACCACCTAATATCATGCTGGCATTTTCTGCCACTACCGAACGAGAAGCCAGGCCCTTCGGCAGCGAAGGGTTAAACACGGCACCCAGGACACTTGCCTCCAGATCGGGGATCTCAGCTATCTCGGCAAACTCCTGTATGAGTTGTGGGCGCAGTCCCTGGCGAGGATTCTGATTGTAGGTATTCGTTATTTCTGCGAGGATAGTCTCCATCTTGCGCAAATCTACGGCACTGCCTGTTAAACGAAAGGTGTCGTACATCTGACGCTGTACTTCAGCCACTCTGCGATAATCTGCCATCGCATTGCGATACTCATCGCCGTAGGTCGTTTCCAGCGCATTAGCCAGCGCTGAACGCAGATCCGTGCGCACTTTAAATGCGCCCTTAGAGATATCGTCTGGAGAAGCCCCATCCCCCATATTATTGATGGTTTTGTCTAGTTGTTGCCGCAGCCTATGTATGTCCATCCCTGTCACTGCCTGGTCATCCAAATTCAGGTATCGTTCGAACTCTCTGGCGATAGGACCTTTCAATTCTGTAGCGCTCGGTATTATGCCTGCATCTTCAAAGCTGACCGTATAGCCAGATGGCTTGTCTACCACTTCACTGATTACAGGCAGCTGCCCTGGCGGCAAGTCTCTGCCTTCTCCACCAGGCCAATCTTTAACCTCTCTTGTGCCTGAAAAAATTGGGCTTTTGCCTTCTCTAAGACCTGTCTGCTCACGTTTCGCCGTAGCTGGACGCTTTTCAACTACCCCCTCATACTCATCAATAATAGTGAGCAGTTGCCCCTTCATCTCAGCTACTGACTGTGGCTTGACCTCTTCTAAGGGCTTGCGCAGCACAGGCCCCAACTGATCTTCTGCTATGGCATACGATTGCTGCGCCTTTTCTTTCAGCTTGCGCACCGCATTGGTAAACTGCGTATATAGTTTTGGATATAATTCGGCTTGAGGCATCCTGCGCCAATCGCGTATCTTGTTCCTTATTTCGGGGCTACTTCCTGCAACCTCTTTCAGCCTGCGAATAGCATTGGTGCCCGTGGAGGTTGCAAAGCCTGCGATGTCCTCGGCGCGTTCACCCACGAACGAACGTCCCCTGGTCGAGGCGCGTTGAAGAAGTTTCCGTGCTGGATCAGTTACCCGCTCAATTAATGACCCACCCCTCCTTACCCCTTCCGTACCTGCCTTCGCCAGCGTAGATAAGATGTTGTTGGGATCGGCATAGCCTAATGCCTGCTCTACGTTCTCAACCATCTTACCCCCTTCCATCTGTTCAGGCAGCAAAGCAGCCGCTTTACGTGCCATCTTGCCCAAAGCCTTTTTCGGCATAAGGGGGGACACGTTGGCAACGAATTGCATGGGTCTTCTTTCGCGTTCGTACGACTCGGTAGACTCTTGCATTTGCGCTATGAGGTCGCGCCCTGCCCTTTGCTCTGCTGGCGTAGCGCTTGCTTCAACCTTACCTATGGTCTCTTCATCAAGACCCAAGGCGCGCGCCCACTGCTGAAATACGTCCGCACCCACCCCCTGACCTAATCCAATCAGGGACCGCATAAAGGGGAAATTCTGCGAGTCCTCCCCTGTCACAGACTCCCGTGCCCTGCGCTGAGGCAGCGCAGCTATATCTACAACATCACCTGCTACACCCTTGCCCAGGTCCCACATACCACCAATGACCTCACCTGACGTTTCGGCAAAGTCGCTCATCCAGCTTTCGCTGCCAAGAAGACCACCCCCTTCAGCAATAAAAACCTCATCGGGGTACTTCTCTTCGTATTTCTTTCCTAATAAGTAGGGGTTCTGCCCCTGATATGTTTCAGGAAACGTGCGAATCAGTTCTTCGCCCAACGCACGATGGGTGCGGTGTGTCGGCTTGCGTTGCGCAGTCTCTGGCTGAGCCATTGTTACTCACCCCCTACAAGCGATTTATCATCACGTAACGTACTCGTGCCCTGCCCTGGATCGGCAGTGCCTGTCTGATCAGTCACAGGAACAAAGCCTCGGAAAAACTGCTGTGCTTCACTGAAGTCCACAGAAGGTCTGCCCCGATCAAAGTTTACAATTCGCGCTAAGAACTCCTGATTTTCTTCTGCACGCCAGCCAGCTGTCTCTGCCTGTTGCTTCATACTTATCAGGTAGGCCAGTGCTTCCCACTTGGCATCAGAGATCCCCTTCGTGTCTCCAATCACGGGCAGCAGTTCTTTGGCAACCATATAGTCCTTATCGCTCGGCCTGCCCCTGTTAAAGGCAGAGGCAAGCTGCAAGGACAACGCATCTCGCAGTGCCCTGTAGGTCGATTCCTCTTCAAACAACCTTTTAGTGATGTAGCTAGGCTTATCTTCTATGTCGCCTTCTACAAACTTACTTGCCCAATAAGAGGATGGATCGTCTATGGCATCAAAAGAAGTTTTCATTATCTCGGCTGACGTAGCAAGCTCTCTAAACGTCATCTTTTTAGCACTGGCCCCAAATTCTTTTTCTCGCTTCGCTTCGCCACCCTTAAATTTTGCCATGATTAAGGCGCGACCACTGGTATCCAAGCTGTTGTACAATTCATTTAGCTCAGGGTTGGCAGTAAGTGCCTCCTCTAGCGATGCAGCTTCTCCCCTATACCCCCATTCCTCTGCTAATTCAGCAACATTCCTTGCTTCCTGCGCAGCTGTGATACGAGCATTAGAAAGACCATCCTTTTTCGCTCTATTCTGAGCATTCGCAAATTGTCCTTGCACAAACATCTGGTTGTCAGAATCTAAATTTTCATAGACAGAGCGTACACTGGGATTTGCCTGCACGAACTCATCGAAGGTGTCAAACACACCTGCGTAGGCAGCTGAGTCTGCGTATTTGCTAAGATTAGTAGCTTGGCGCTGCATCTCAGCCTGCTCATCTTTGCCTCTACGATATGTGCGTTCTTCCTCTAATCGTTCCTTTTGAAATATTTTTGCTGCACGATTATACTCTGCAGCCGCTTCATCAATAGTCAGTTTTTCTGCCCGATAGGCTGTAGTTGCTGCTCTCTCTGCCTGCTGCCCTTCCAGTGCCGTACTCCTGTAATCTTCAGTCGCTTGTCGCGCCGCTTCATCGCCTGCCAGCTTGCGCTCCTTCAAGTCCCTTTCGCGTTCCAGTGTCCGCTCACCGCGCAAACCACCACCAATGTCAGCTAGGGTCCCGAAAAGGGTGCCCAGCTTGCCCATCTTTGGCTTCTCGGTCACGCCCCTGGCTCCTGCGCGGCTGCTGAGCGCATTGATCAGGTTCGCACGGGCTTGAGACTGCCCACTACGTCTGTTTGCCTCAGACTGCGCCCTGCCACCCATATAGGCTTGCCCACCC